GCGAAAATAGGCAACTCTGCGAAAATAGGCGACTCTGCGAAAATAGGCGACTTTGCGAAAATAGGCGACTCTGCGAAAATAGGCGACTTTGCGAAAATAGGCGACTTTGCGGAAATAGGCGACTCTGCGGAAATAATTAAATCAATATTCATAGTAGGATCAAGGCATACTGTCAATTGGTATAGCAATGATTCAATAAATATTGGTTGTCATCTTAAAAATATTGATTGGTGGGTTGAGAATTATAAAATGGTCGGATTAAAAGAAGGCTATTCAGAAGATCAAATTAAAGAGTATTATCAATATATATTAATTTGCCAGCAACTTCAAAAAACAGAAAATGAAAGCAAATCCTAGATTTTGGCTTTTCGGCCTTGTAATGTTTTTGATTTTATTAATCTCATTTATATTATATATGTGCTCTACGATATAGACGATGAATTACTACAGGATATTCTTGAATCACTCAGGAATGAAGCTAATAGACAGAAAGCTTATTTCAATGATAAAGGATATAATCATTTCATGAATCAGGCCAAAGAATTAATTATTCAAAAAGCAATTAAAGAAAAGATCGAACCAGTTAGCGCGCGACCAAAAAAGAAAAGTAATTACGTCCCAAAAAATTATCCAAATCCTTTAAAAGTCGAATTGCCAGAATCTTTTAAATCTCAGAATTTTGATTTAATTGATAAAATAAAGAACGCTAAAAATGAACCTGAGATAATTATTGAAGATGAAGGCCAGACAAAGATAGTGAAATTATCTAAATATGCTGAAACAAAAGCTAATCAACACAACGAATTTATATATAATGCTTTTTAATATCAAAAATAATATCAAAAAAGTATTGTAATAATTCGCCTTTTATTTTGTAATGTCAGAAATATATATTACTTTTGGTTTAAATTAATAATAAAAATATGAATATAGGCAAAGCTATAAAAGACATTAGAACTCAATATACTGAATTCAATCAGAAAGAGTTCGCTGAAAAAATTGGCATATCACAAACTTATTTAAGCCAATTAGAAAACAATAAAAAAAATGCAAGTACTGATCTGTTAAAAAAGATTGGGACTGTTGCGAATATCCCAATGCAGATATTTTTATATAAATCCATAACAGAAAACGATATCCCTAAGCATAAACGAAAGGCATATAAAATTCTTAAACCAACAGTTGATGCTCTTATTAATGAATTTATTTAATCATCATGGAACAGCTAATAAAAACAATTATCAATCCTGGTAATCAGGAGGTAGTAAGTGCAATTAGTTTACATGGCTATTTAAAAATAGCTACAAGGTTCGATATTTGGTTTGCTAGAATGGTAGAGTATGGATTTAACGAAGGTACTGATTATGAACGATTGTACAACAATGTACGATCGAATATTCAGCCTAACTTATTTAACCAAGTTTTAAGTGATGCCGCTATTACATTTGATATGGCTAAACATTTAGCTATGATTCAAAGAACGCCAGAAGGAATGAAAGCCCGTAACTGGTTTATTGAAAGAGAAAAAACTGCTACTAAGTTAGAACAAGTAATTAAACTTCCAGATTTTACTAATCCTGTTATCGCCGCTCGTGCTTGGGCTGACGAGAGAGAACAAAGAGAACTCGCTGAAGCAAAAAACAATGAGTTAGCTCCTAAAGCAGAAGTATACGACCAGATTAGCAATTGCACTAATCTAAAATCTATTGGAACGGTTGCAAAAGAATTAGGGACAGGTGTTAAAAGATTATTCCATTTCATGAGATCAGCAAAAATAATAATGCCATCGCCTAGCACAATTCCGTATCAGCAATATTTAGACTCCGGGTACTTCAAGGTTCGTACTGTTCCAATAAAACAATTAGGCAAGAACCAAGCAACATCATATTTTACGGCAAAAGGTGAAATCTGGATAACTGAAAAGTACAATAAAAGAAACCCGATAATTAATGTAGTTCCTGAAATTATAAATCAAAATAACTAAACACAAATGGAAACTAAAACACATTGGAAAAAGGTTTTTAACTCTGAGTATTTAGGTTCTTGTGATCTTGAAGATGGCAAAGACTTAAAGGCAATAGTTAAAAATGTTGTCGTTAAGAAAGTAAAAAATACCGATGGTAAAGAACAGGAAAGAAATGTTGCATTTTTTACAGATGCTAAATTAAAACCAATGGTACTTAATGCCACTAACTGCAAAGTTATGAAAAAGTTCGCTAAAAGTCCATTTATAAATGATTGGAATAATATTACTATTCAAATTTATGTGAAAGACGATATAAGGGCTTTTGGTGATATTACGGAAGGATTAAGAATTAGGGACATACAACCGAAACTCGATAAGCCTAAATTAACGCCAAATTCACCTGCATGGAATAATGCTATAACTTTTCTTCAAGGTGCTGGAACAATGCAGAATATTAAAACCAAATATGACATATCTGTAGCAGATGAAGAACTATTGAAAAATGCTGTATTATGATTAAATTCTATGATATAGAGCAAAATTCAGAAGAATGGGATTCTTTACGATTAGGAAAGTTTACGGCCTCAACATTCTCTGATCTATTTATGAATAAGGATACTAAAGGGTATCAGGATGCTATAATAAAGGTAGCATATGAAATAGTTACCGGAATGTCAGAAGAAAGATTTAGTTCTAAATTTATGCAGCGTGGGCACGACCAAGAAAATCTAGCAAGAGAAGCATATGAATTAGTTACATTCAAGGAATTAGAAAATGGAGGTTTTTATGAACTTAATGAATTCGTTGGGGCAAGTCCAGATGCTAAAATAAAAAATGAAAATGGTGGTTGTGAATTTAAGAGACCATCATTTAGAATTTATAATGAATATCTTAAAACTAATAAAATTCCTAAAGATTATTACTGGCAAATTCACGGACAAATACTTTGTACTGGATGGGATTTTATTGATTATATGCCCTTTTCTCACCCTAATTTAAAACAAATATTAATTCGTATTGAAAGAGACGAAAAGATATTAATTCAATTGCAAGAAAAATTAAATGAGAGTATTGATGAAGTTAAATTATTAATTGAACAAATAAAGCAATGAATAAAGTAATTTTAACTGGAACAACAGGAAAAGACCCTGAGATAAAAATCTTTGAAAATGGCACAAAAGTAGCCAATTTCAGCCTTGCCACAAATGAGCGATGGAAAGATAAATCTGGAAATAAAATGGAGTCTACTGAATGGCATAATATTGTAGCCTTTGGTAAATTGGCAGAACTTAGTGAATCGTATATAAAAAAAGGGATGCGATTAATGATAATAGGCAAGATTAAAACTCGCTCATGGGAAGGGCAAGATGGTAAAAAATATATTACAGAAATTCACATGGAAGAAATTGAATTTCCACCAAAACCAAAAGAAGAAAATCAAAAAGTCGAAACATTAACACAGCCGGATACAACAGAGACTGGAAATGATTTACCATTTTAATGGAATTTCACGCTAAAATATTACCCGATAGAAAATACGATCCAGTAGGTATAGAAGATTTTAAGAAATCTTTAAAACTAAGGCCTGGGGATTTTGTTAAAATAGAGAAATGGCAGGAAAGAAATTTAGAACATCATAAAAAGTTCTTTGCCTTTTTGAATACAGTTATATATTTTCTCCCAGAAGATAGCAAATACGATCAACTAAGAAATATTGACTATCTCAGAAAAGAACTTATGGTATTGATTGGGGAAGTAGATTTCAGATTTACTATGACTGGTGAAAAATGTATTGAAGTGCGGTCTATTTCTTTTAAGTCAATGGATCAGGAAAAGTTTGAAAGAATATATAATCTGTGCCTACAGGCAGCATTGAAACATTATTTAAAGGACATATCGCTTGAAGATTTTGAGGCCTATATTATTAATTATTTGTAATCCAAACGAAGTAATAAATTAAAGTATAAAAAAAATGAACAAAAACGAAATTAACAGCAAAATCGAAGATTTAAAATATGAGATAAAAAAATTAGAACAACTGGTAAATAAACCGGAAGTTGACAAAGAAAAAGAGATGAGTGATTTTCTCTTTTCAATGTTAAACAAGACAATCCGTGAGATGACAGATGAACGTATTATAACGCATTATCGCGCATCAGACAACGAGTGGTTGTTTCAACAGGATTACAAAAATGGATACTTATGGGTACGCTACTCATTGATTTGGAATGTTTTTGAAAATAAATTTGGCCTCAATTATGAACAGATCAGAGACTTTATTTCTGCGTGGGTAGAAAAGAATACCAAATGGAGTGGGATAACACCTGTTGCTCGATTTGTTGCTCGATTTTTTCAGGTAGAAAAGAATACCAAATGGAGTGGGATAACACCTCACCAAGCCTTAGCTTTAAAGATTTCTTAGGTAGAAAAAAATACCGAATGGAGTGGTATGAAAAAGCATACTAAAATATACATGGATTTCTTTGGCTACGGTATTGAAGATTTTATGCCTAGCGAATTATCAAGAGATCGTGCAGTAGATATAAATCATATTGATTGCAAAGGTATGGGCGGAAGCAAAGAAAAGGATTTTATTGAAAATTTCATAGCTTTAACCAGGCCAGAACATATTAAATTTGGTGATAAAAAGGAATTTATGGTTTATCTTTACGTCGAACATTTAAAGTTTATTCAAAATAAAAGACCTGATTATCATATTCAATTTGGTCGAATACCAGAGGCCTATAGGAATGAAGTAATTTCTAAATTAGTTATATTTTAAGTAGTTTTTCATAGTGATTAGTTTTTGTTAGTTGAGGCGGGAGTAGCTCAGTTGGTTAGAGCAAAATGGTCGTGGGTTCGAGTCCCACTTCCCGTCCAAGTTCTTTTAGTTTTCATAGATAGGTTTTAGTTTAATTTAAGGTGCAGGGTAGTGTTGTACTACTCTGCTTTTTCAAACGAAAGTATTCACTAAAAATATAAACAATGAAACTATTGTTAACTATTTTGATAACATTTCTAATGTTCACGGCAGATGCGCAACTCCGACAATGCCAGATAAATATTAGAAATGAAATAAAATTAAATTGTAAAATAATGGGGCTTAACCCAACGCAAACAGATTTAGTCTTATCAATCGGATTTAGAGAATCTTCATTTATGCCATTTGCATATAATAAAAAAGATAGTAGTGCCGGCCTATTTGGAATAACAAGAATATTTGTAAGGGATATTAATAGGATTGTTGGCTATAAAAAATATATATACACCGACAGATATTCTATTCAAAAGTCAATAGAAATGCTTATAATTTATATTAATCATTACGTGCCTGGTTGGAACCACGAGAAAATATGCAATCGTTGGAATAAGGGTTCTAATTATTGGAATTTGATTCAGAAAGAAATAAATATTGCTCACGAATGAAAGAAACTGAATTAGCCGAAAAGTTTATAGATTATTTCTCAGACTTTGAAATATATAAGGAAGTTCCGGCTGCTGGGATTATTGATTTTGTTGTAAAAAATGGCATTATATCAATGGCGGTTGAAGTTAAATTGAGTTTAAATTTTGAAGTGATAGAACAGGCTAATAAGAATAAATATTATTGTGATTACTCTTATGTAGCGGTTCCATCAACAAAGCGATTAAGCTTTGCATATGATATATGTTCCATGCTTGGTATTGGGGTATTAGCATATGCTAATTATGGCATAAGTGAAATTGTAAAACCAATTAGAAATAGACGAAATAAATTTTTTAAATTGAAGTTAGAAGATTATATGAAGCGCTCGGTTGCTGGCTCACAAAATGACAGAATAACTCCTTTTAAGGTTACAATTGAAAATATGACAAAATATATATCCAGGCATCCCGGCTGCACGTTAAAAGAATGTTTAGATAATATTGATTTTCACTGGGGCAATTTAACAAGCGCAAAAGCATGTGTTCATGCATGGGTAAAAAGGGGGATAATAAAAGATTTTAAGATTGAGAACAATATATTAATATTGCAAGAAACTAAAAACTAAAATTATGAAATTGGAGGAAGCAATAAAAGGCAATCAATTAATTGCTGACTTTGTGGGAGTAAATTGCCAAAATTTGGAAAGATATTGGAGCGATGATTGGGGGTTACTTTTAGACGCTTATTTTGAGTTTCAACAAAAAATAAGAGACTTTTTAAAAAGAGAGCCAATGCAAATATCATTTTGTGGTAGCTTTATATCTGGAATTTTGAATGAAGACATAAATGGTAGCTTTAACGCTCTTGTTGATGGCATTAAATGGTATAATCATAATGCTTTAGGCGATTATATCAATAAATATTGACAAATACGATATTTATGACGATCAATTAGAAGAAGCTTATTATTTTGATCCAGAAAGTGATATGGGTTGCTTCCCTGAGTCGCAAGCAAATTTATTCATTACAGAAGATGAATCCGCTTATCCAAACGGAATGAATACTTTTGAAAAAGCATACGATAAAGGACATCCAATATTAAGTGAAAACATTTAAGTTATGAATCCAATAAAAATATTTAAAACGCTGTATATATATAGTAAGGCCGAAGGAACAGAATGGTTATTTATTTCTTATGCGATATTATTAACTATCTGTTTTGCCTTTCTAATTTACAATATGGTTAAGGATTTATTTTAATGGGTCAAATTTAAACGATAATATAAAAAACATAAACTATGTCAAACTTGAACGAATTAGCAAAACAATGCCATTCCAAAGCAGTTGAAAAAGGATTCTGGGATAATCCACGCGAGACAGGAACACTGCTTATGCTTATTGTTTCTGAATTATCTGAAGCTTTAGAGGCGGATAGAATTGGCAGATTTGCCAGAATTAATGAATATGAACGACAGATAGCGGCAATGAATTTTATTAAGTTTACCGACTTCGATGCTGACCAGTTTAAATTTTATATTAAAGATTCCTTTGAAGATGAAATCGCAGACACATTTATACGTCTTTTAGATTTGGTTGGACATTTAGGAATTGATATTGAAAAACATATTGAATTAAAAATGAAATTTAACGAGACAAGGCCAAATAAACACGGTAAAAAATACTAATAGGATAACATTTTTTTATTATAGTTACTATTCTTAAAATGGACGCAGCGGATAAGCGGTTAAACCGACAATGCCGGGATGGTTGCCCGGCTAATTAAAAAAATCTGGTAGCAACGCTATTATAACGTTTCCAGTGAGAAGCATTTCGAACTTAAAAAAACAAACATATGCAAGTAGATTTATACTATAAGTATTCGACGATAGACAAACAGCATGAATTCAGTATTTATTGTGCTGATGAATCTTTTTTAGCGTGGATTTTTTATCACTTAGGAGTCCTTTCAGCTAAAGAAAAAAAATGGTGGAGGTATATCTATCCATACCATATACAAAATCATAGACATATTAAGACCTATAAAATAAGCAACGCAGAAACCGTTGCAAAACTTATTTATAATAGGATTGAAAAACAAATAACAAAATAATGGCTAAAATAACAACATCGTTATTAAAAGAACTTGAGAAAAAAGTAGCCATAGGCGAAATTTCATACTCTAAAATGGTTGAAATACTCAATAATCAATTAATCTTAAACCAAGGAAGTGATTTTGAATTTTATAAAATCAAATCCGATATGGCTTCGTGGCGTGGACAAAGATTTTTTAAATTTAAGAATGATTCAAAAGATGTCTTGCAGGTATGCCTTGAGATTAACAATGATATTAAAAAAGGTAAAGGGCATTATGTCGGAGTATATAAAATTTCAAGAGTTACATTTTTTTCAAATTGGTTTCCAAATTATATTGAATCATCAAGCGAATCAGAGTTTAACGAAGCTTTTGAAAGAGCTATAAAGATATTAAGCAATGGGACTATTTAAATGTGAGTGTATTGATAATTCTGCACATGTATTGGATTTATAATTTATTTAAGTGGTATAATGCAGACGAACAATTTAAAGGCAAACCACTATGTTGTGAATATGCAACTAAATATTTTATAGATAGTTACAGTAAATGGCATAATAAATTTCCGAAAGAACATATATTAACTATTCCAGAAATAGAATTAAAAATATATATAATATAGAAATTATGAAAGCATTATCAGTTAAGCAACCGTGGGCAGGCAATATCGCTATGGGGATTAAACTCGCTGAGATAAGACCTAGAAAAATAAGGCCACAGGGAGACATAGTTATTTGCGCTTCAATTAATAAATTTAAAGGCATCGGAAATTTTCATCCTGATACTTATAGTTTATGGTTATATCCAAATGATATATGTGATTATTATGGATATGCAATTGCTGTAGTTAATTGGTATAATACTGTAATATTTACTAAAGATTTATCTGGAAAAGCTAAATTTGATTCTAATAATTGGCCTTTTGGATTTAATGCTATTGCTGGTATGTCAGATCAATTTGCATGGATGTTTCAAAATCCAAGATTAATTGAACCATTTCAGGTTAAAGGACAACAGGGATTATTTAAAGTTGATGATAATTTAATAAAATATAAATGAACAAATTAATTAACCTTTCAGAAATCCTGGAACGCGAACAATCGTCCGAGCAAAAGACAAAATCTGTCTTGACAAAACTTGTCCCAAGACGGCGTAATCGTAAGGTTGCAACGGCCAACGGACTTAAGTATAAAAATTTTAGTAAGAATTCTTTTGTTCAAAGTAAAAAATAGTTATATTTGAAATGTCATAAATAAGCGATCAAATGAATAAAGAACTTAACAATAGTAATAATATAGCCCCTTATAGGGTAGGATTTCCGGTAGACAGGTTTGATCGCTTGGCCGGATTTTTTACTTTATTTGGGGCTTTTAATATTTAAAATTATGGAACATTTTTATTTAGACGGCTCAATGGGTCTTCATCAACAGAAAAATCCTTTTACAATTTATCATTGTGATAATGATTCAGACAATGGTATTGTTATTCTTGACGGCGTTTTTACCGGTAATGAAATTAGGGTAAATGATACTATTTCCGTAAACCATTCTATTTTAGAAGTATCAAATGCGGTGGTTGTTGAAATTATTGAACAAAGAAAACCTAAAGGCGATTGGAAAGAATTTAAGAGTAATGAGAATGATTATTATAAACTTAAACTTGAATATAGGAAAGATTAAATTATATTTTTTTTAAAATGAAAGCACAGCCAAAATGTAATTTAAAACCAAATAGTAGTCTTAAATCATTAAAGGAATGTATTCATCCTATGTGTTTAAGATGTAAACATTTTAAATAAACGAAATAGTCAATAATGGAGGGTTGGATTAAGCTACATAGAAAATTATCAGAAAAAGGATTTTATAAGAATGATTCTGAAAAAGTACATTTATGGATTCACCTCCTCATTAAGGCTACTCATGAAGGTAGAGAAGAATTATTAGGAGGCAAGCCGTTTTTTTGTAAGGCAGGGCAATTTACAACAGGAAGAAATCAACTGGTATTGGAGACTGGAATAAACAGAAGTAAGATTGAAAGAATATTAGATTATTTTGAAAAAATCGAGCAACAAATCGAGCAACAAAAAACATCATCAAACAGACTAATATCAATAATTAACTGGATGGAGTACCAGCAAAATGAGCAAGCATTTGAGCAACAAGTGAGCAACGACCGAGCAACAAGTGAGCAACAAGTGAGCACACTACAAGAATGTAAAGAAATAAAGAATTATATATACTCTGAATTTTATGATTCAGAATTAGAAAAAAATAAAAATCACGAATTAATAAAACAATATACTGGATGTGTATCCTTTTTATTTGGAAACAATGAAATTGGTAAACAATTATTGCCTTGGCTTAAATTGAAAGACCAATTAACATTGATTAATTTTGAAAAACTTCTTCATAAGTCAAAAGAAAAGAATAAAAAATTACCAGATTTATTTATGTCTGGATTTAACGAGCCTAAATATTTGAAAGGTAAACAATCAGTGTATTTAACACTGAATAATTGGTTAAACAGGTGAAAGAAATTGCTAAAAAATATATTGAATCAGGTTTTGGATGTGTACCTACTAAAGATAATAAAGCCCCTTTTTGTAAAGAAGACTGGACAAAAGGAATATCCGATTTGTCTTTATATGAAAAATCTTATGGAATTGGAATTATTTGCGGTAAATTATCAGGAGGCTTGGAGTGTTTAGATTTTGATAATCATTTTTCAGACGCAAAAGAAAGAATTACTGAATTTATTACTATTCCTGACATAAAGGAATTATATGATAAATATAATTTTCCAATTGAATCGACCGTAAATGGTGGTTACCATTTGCTTTACAGGTGCGATATAACAGAAGGAAATCAAAAATTAGCCCAAAAACCAAAGAAAAACGAACAAGGTAAATGGATTCCAGATACTATAATTGAGACTAGAGGAAATAATGGTTATTTTGTTTGCGCTCCAACCAAAGGATATAAGGTTATTAAAAATGATATTTTAGTAGTTAACAAAATAACATCAGAAGAAAGAAATATTATTCTTTCAATTTGCAGAAGTTATAATGAATGGACAAAGGTTGTACCAAATGAATATGAACAAAAAGATAAACCTGGGGATATTTACAATAATTCATCGGACTCTATTCAGGACATGAAAAATGTTCTAATGTCTCATGGTTGGAAAGAATTAGATAAAGGACAATGGACTAGGCCGGGTAAATCGAAAGGTGTTTCTGCTACTATTGGGAAGATAGCCCCGAATGTTTTTTATGTTTTTTCCGCAAATGCTTATCCATTCGACCAAGAGTCAGCATATACACCATTTCAGGTATTAGCATTATTAGAATATAATTCAGATTTTAAGGCATGTGCAAAATATCTTGCTGAAAAATTAGGATTGAACAAACAGGTTAGTATTAATAAAAAACCTGAGATCAAAACAGAAGATGAAAAGAAAGCATTACTTGAACGATCATTAATAAATACTGATATAGAGATCGAAAAACCTCCAATTATATTATATATTACTGATTCGTCAGGGGTCTATACGGTAAGAAAAAGGTTTTTAACACTTGGTAATTTTAGTGCGATAATTGGTAAGGCAAAATCTAGGAAAACATATGCGTTGTCAATGATTACAGCGGCTTTAATTAAGCCCGACAATCTTTATAATAAATTTCATGGCAGATTGCCAGAGGATAAAAAACAAATATTATATTTTGATACAGAACAAGGATTATATGATTCTGCTAATGTCGTAAAAAGGATTGAAAGACTAGCGGAACAAAAATGTGAATATTTTGGAGGCTTTAATATTCGTGAATTTTCACCTATTGAAAGATGCGAATTAATTGAATACGCGTTATCATTATTTACTAATTTAGGCTTTGTTGCTATTGATGGTGTTGCCGATTTGGCTAAAGCAATAAACGATGAAGAAGAAGGCACAAGGGTAACTGGTCTCTTAATGAAATGGACAAAACAATATAATTGTCACGTAAGCACAATTATACATCAGAATAAGAATGATAATTTTGCTACAGGACATTTGGGTAGTTCGATAATGAAAAAAGCCGAAATAGTAATTTCTACATCGAAAGAAAAAGGATCAGGAAGCAATACGGTTGTTAGTTGTGATATTTCAAGAGGGATCGACTTTGATGATTTTAGTTTTTTCATAAATGAAAGCGGGTTGCCTGAATTAAGTATAATATTAAAAAAAGACGCTCAAGTCGATAAATGGTATGAATAATCTATGTAATTGCGGTTCGATTTTTAATGAGAAAAGATTTTTTTCTAAAATCATATATCATTGTGATTCTTGTTTTACATACAAGATAGTTGATATATCATGCGAACATGATTATGTCCCCGTTAGTTTTGTTATTAGCGGAGGTAGTACTCAAATTAGATTATTCTGTCGTAAATGTTATCAGTTAGACCCAAAACCTAAGAAAAAATCAGATTTCAAAAACATTATTATTCCGTGTAAAGATTTAGATGACTACAAAAAATTTATTGATGAATTAGAAAAGCCTTTTCAGGATGAACTTAATAGAATAAGAGAAATTCATCATGAGTCATTTAATGAAAGATACATCAATTATATAAATTCTAATGAATGGAAATTATTACGTGATAAAGTTCTGGAAAGAGACGAATATATTTGTCAAATATGTCATAGGCCAGCAATAGAAGTTCATCATTTAACATATGCTCACCTAGCAAAAGAGTTTTTGTTTGAATTAATTTCTCTTTGTAGTGATTGCCATAAAATTGAATATCATAAAGATAAGACATAACCGAACCTAAAAAAGAAGAAATATTTTAAAATATACGGTTAGTTGGGGATTAGAAACCACGAACCTATCAGTTGAGTAAAAACTTAAATACGAGAACAAATGATGAATATACCACTTAAACCCCAATTGCATAAACATAGTGTTAGGCAACGTGAGTTCTCTATTCTTAAAATACTTATAAGCCTTCATATCGAAAAAATACATCGAAAAGTTTATGACAACCAATATCGGCAGGATTATAAAATAACATGGAAGGATAAACCCTTATTGAAATGGTACTCATTCCTATTTTGGTTAACTCCTGATTTTAGAGCTTATTTAAAGCATTGGAAACCTATAATCAAAAAAGCTTATAATATCAAAAAACTATCAATTATTAGACAGGTAACATTTTGGAATATCCGAAAAGTGAATGTGGAACGCTATTCTTCTTATGTTGCCTAACGTTGATTATAAGAAACGTGCAGGATTTCAGCGCACGTCATAATCCACCGAGATAAAGTAAAATTGAAATGTTGAACTTAATATTAACCACTGCAACCTGCATGTTTTTTATAATGTGTTGGCAGCAGTTAATATTTGAAACTTAATAATTTAAATATATGAGAAAACAAGGAAATTTAATAGTTGCGACCGGGTTAGACCCGAAAGCTCCTTATAGTTTAGGAAACAAAGATTACTTATATGAGAGAGAATGTAATTCTGGACATAAAGACCTTACCGATGAAGAAATAGGCTTTGCAGGTGGATATTATGATGGATATAATTGGGCTGTACCGGTTTGTTTAAGATGCGTTAAGGCGGACAAAGAATATCCACATCCGAATCAACATAGCCATAACACCAAAGTTCATTTAAAAGAACATGTCGAGGCGGCGGTT